TTTGACCGCCTGGTTGATGATAGTTTCAATGACTCCGTACTCATTGATTTCTTTGCTGGTGATTTCAGGTCCCGGCAAAGTCTCGAAGACACGTTTTACCGTCAGATAAAGACTGCCTTGTTCGCCTTCGGCCGGGTCGGCTTCTTCATCGACTAAAAGAGCGCCCGGAAACAGCGGGTCGGGGGAGTTATCCGGCATCGGACGGTATGTCTCCCGCAACTCAAGATAGGTTCGGATATAGACCGGGTGCCGGTCGCTGCCGCCGCTGTAGCGGATTGCGTAGTTGTAAGCCTCCTGGTTGACCCGATCGGTGGCGTAAATGCGGCGGACGAAACGATCGTCATCCAAAGGCTCCTGAGAGACCAACTTCGCTCCGGGGAATCGGGTCTGATCGGGATGCAGGGTGCCGTATTCAAGGGGCTTGTATCCCGGAAGACGCGAGTCTACGTCGACGAGTACGACGAGATCCTCGATATTCGGAGTCGGAAAACCCCGGATCGACGTATCAGGTGCGACTGGACGTTTGGAGGCCATTATAGTTGCCCTGCAAATACTTTACGCACCAATAAATTTGGACGTAATTCCTAAAGCACCACTAGGTTTACCCGCATGCGGATTAACCTTGCCAGCATATTCATCCGGGTCGAGCAATTTCAACTTCTCCAGTTCAGCCTGAGCATAAGCGACTATTTGATCGGGGTCTCCATCTAAAGCGCCAAAATTGTTCAGTCCTTTCTTAGCTGGCTGCGCCCCCTTTGGGTATTGTATAGTTTTCGTCAGTTGTGCGTACGCGTCCGCGTACGCCTCCCTATTCTTGCGGCGTCGCGCCTGTTCTTTTTGTTCATCCATCATCTGTTTTGCTGCTTCTAGGTTATTCATAGTGTTCTCCAATCTAATTATATGTATTCTCCACTAGTACGAACGGCACACGGCTAACTTTAGCTCGGGCCATTTCGCCTTTGACCGTCTCAAAAAACTGGTTCCACTGCAAAACAGGCAGGGTCACGCACCCAAGACTCGAAGTTGTGGTTCGTCCGCCTCGATGGATATTTATGCCGAACCATCCAGTGTCTTCGCCCGCGCCTTGGCGGACCACAGTCACCGGGGCCGCTTGGACCAGGGCCGGGTATTGGTGCTTTTTGGCCTTGCTTATGTTGTGGGTGCCCAGCCGGTACTGCCAGGTTCCGGCCTTGAGCTTGGCCACACGGGGCCGTTTGATCGACGGGTCCGTGTTGGCGTTGAAAGCCATGTACCCATTAGCCGACCAGACAAACAGGGCGTCATCATATATATTTATATCATTGGCCTTGGGATTCGAGCCCATTGCTTTGTAGTAGCCTCGGACACCGACGATGACCACCGGAGCGTCAACGCCCTTGATCAGCTCTTCAGTCTGCTTGCGCGTCTGTTTGGGTCGGGCTGCAGGTATCACTGGTAAAGCGGTAATTTATACGTGTTAGTCCCAACCTGGAGATTGATCCAGGCAGCGACGTTGGTCGTATTGGTCGGGGCGGCGTTAGTGGCTGCAAACAGCGCGCCTTGGAAGGTGGCGGCGTTGGTGTTGGTTAGCCCGCTCCAAGGAAGTTCGAGGTTAGTTCTTGCTACTGGCGCGGTCCAGTTTGTGGCGTTAGGTCCAACTGCTCCTATAAAATAAGTAGTTCCTGGACTAAAAAAGGAAAAATTTGTTTGCTCGTAAATTGTTCCACCAGAGTCGGCGCTTAACATAAATGCCCCGCCCGATAAATTGGTTGCAGACACCTCTCCAAAACGAACAACACTGTTTGTTCCTACTCCTAGATTATTACGAACGGCATTTGGTTGGGAAAACTCCATATTGTTTGTACTCACCGACCAGACGTTACTTCCATTGTAAAAATATCCAATACCATTGATATATGCTTCAAATGAAGCGACATTTGTAGTAGCGGCAGTGCCAAATCTCACAGGATTGGTAAATGTTATTTGATTAGTTACCGTATAAATGACCCGCCCAGAAGTATCCACACCAAGCAAAGATGTGGCGTCATTCGTGTTTGTCAGCGCTGACCACTCAAGGCCAAGATTTGTGCGAGCAGCGCCAGCCGTCCAATTTGTTAAAACAGTACCAACATTTCCTACAAAATAAGTAGTTCCAAATGCGGTTGAAAGTGTGGCTTGGCGCACCAAATTTCCACCAGATCCAGCTGAAACAATCAAAGATCCACCAGCAAGAGATGGAACTTCAATGGTATTAGTTTTTATGGTTAAAATAGTATTTGTTGCACCAAGAACAAGCTCCGCTTTCCAGTCACCAGATCCAGTAAGGCCGCTGGCCTTAAAAAATGCTCCTTCAGCATTGTCTCCACGAATAGTAAGTCTATCCGCAAGTATATTTGAAATAGACAGTGTGTTAGTGGTGCCAATCCCTATGTCATTACGGAAATTGGTAGAATCCGTATTAGTAAGTGCAGACCAGCCCAATCCAAGATTGGTTCTTGCTGTTGCGGCGTTGGTTGTTCCAGTGCCGCCGGATACGACCGGCACAACCGGATTGGTCGCATGGGGAGCCAGCGACAAGCCGCTTCGGGCCGAGGAAGCGTTGGCCGTCCAGAGATTGGTCGGGAAAAGCAGGACTCCCGAGTTGCTCTGCACCATGACGGTGCGGGACGCTTGAGGGTAGGCGTTGGCCAGGAGGGTGGTGGTCACCCCCAGCGAAACAAGGAGTTTGTTAAACTTGCGTGTCATCATATTCGGTTCCAAGGGCGAGGACATTGGTTCCTCCGGACAACAGCACCCTCGCTTCGTGCCAGTTGCCGGTGGTAAGATTGCGAATAAGGAGTCGGCCGTCGTCGGCCACCTTGTAGCGGTCGTTAGAAAGACTGAATCCGGTAGGCGGTGTCTCGCCCAGAGCCAGGGTCCCGCCGCCTGTACCGCGCAGAATGACGTTAACCCAGGTTGAATCGGTGTCGTTCTTGATCTGAAGGATGCCGTTCTGAATGCGGACGAAGTCGTCGCTGATGGCCAAAGCGGTGCCCGAAGGCCCGAGAACGGTTTCTCCCAGGGCGAAGCCCGTGGAATTACCTTCGCCCACCACGGTAATTTCCCGCCATTCGTTGGTGTCAGCATTACGAATCAAAAGCCCGCCCGTGTCGGAAAGCCCGATATAGGCCGAAGTAGCTGAGGCATCGGCGAGCCGATAACCGCTGTTGATCAGCTCATAGCTAAACTCGGCCTCGACGACGGTGTCGGGTGTGACGGCGCGAAGAGTGGCTATGAAGTCCGCTTTGGGCAGGTCGTTGCCCGGAGCAGCGTCGAGTTTCAGAGCGTCGCGGTAAGCCTGACCCGTAACGTCTGCTTGGCCGATATAGGCTAAAGAAGAGGGAGTAATGAAACTCGGAACACGGGAGAATGTGCCCAGGTCCCACAAAGCTTTTGCGTCTCGGCGGCGGGGTTTTTTTATGAGAAGCTGCAGGGAGCACGCTGGTACTTTACCGCCGCCGCTTTTGTAGATGTGGACGCGCAGTGTGTATAAGTCGCCGTAGCGGTCCGTCCACACGGAAAACGGCCGGGTATCTCCTGGCCACCGTGACAAACGTCCGCTGTCTAAATCTAAGGCGACACTTTTCATTTAGTAGTTGAGTTTATCAAACTCCTCGCGCAAATCGGTAATTTGCGATTGCATGGACACGCTGGCTGCGGTATCCACCAGTTGGCCGCCGCCAGTAATGATACGCTTGGTTGCCTGTTCCGCCTGGAGTTTGTTGAGTTGTGCCTGCAGCTCTGCCCGGCGTTTGCGACGTTGTTCTTCGGCCGCCAGCTTGCTGTAACTGTCACTTAGAGGATTGTTTGCGGTCATTTTTTCGAGGTTTAGGTTTAGGTTTAGGTTTAGGTGTTTTTATCTTCACCCAAGTCGGAAGGTCTTCCCACCGATCCGGATCATTGGTCTTGGCCATAGCTCAAAATTCGAGTTTGCCACGGACTTCGACATGTCCGATCGGGCGGCGCAGTGATTTACCGGGCTTAATCACAACTTTTAGCGCCCGGAGCAGCCGCAGCCACAACGGCCTTTCGGTTTGTTTCGCGGTTTGGGTTTTGAAGATGGCTTCATAGTGTCTCACTCCATGGGGATAGCTTTCCGCACCTCAGTGTAAGTAATGGGTCCCGGGATGCCGTCTTCGTCAGTGTTGACCAAGGCCTGAATGCGCTTTACGCCGTCAGTCTGTACGGCGTTGGTAAAGTAATTGACCGCCGACATAATGGCCGCGACGACGAAGGCCACGATCGCGGTCTGATCGATCGTGCTGGCCAGATTAGCGTCGAATGCGGCCAGCCTGGTGACTGCAGTGGCCACTAGACCGGCGACAACGGGGGTAATGATACCCCCGGCTCGGGAAACCAGGAAACGAAGGATACTAAGTTTGATGTTATTCATTGAGTTTCAAGCGTTGAACGGCGGATTCAATGGTGAAGCGGATCAAAGATTCCGTGGCCGTGATACCCTGGACCTTGGCTGCTCGCCGAAGTGATTTGATGGCTTCGGAGCGTTTCTGAGTTCCAGACTTGTCCGTTTCGGCCAGAGAACGCACGATCTCCAGAGCCAGGGGCAGGAGCGCACTGGTTCCGGAAACCACGAGCTGGCGCAGGAGTGGGGTGTAGAAGGCCAACACGGATTGGGTGAGTCCTAGGAATTTGGCGAGTAGTGTCTTCATCGGCTGAATAGATGTCTGAGGTTATCGGCGAGAAAGGCGGACCCGACCCCGAAGAGCCCGGCGATGCCCAGAAGACCTGCTTTTGAGTTTTCTAAATGCTTGAGCCGCTCGTCATGCTTCTCGAAGGAGGCACGGAACGAGGCCTGGTTATCCAGGACCACGTCCAACTTGGTCTCCAGTCTCACGAGTCTTTCGGCGTCTTCGCTCATTTTCGGTAATATAAGGGTGTTTGTCACCTTCTGCCAATAAAA